GGCTATAAATACGAAAACGGATTTTTTCGCTTGTCTCAAAACGAATGTAATCAGGGTTGCCGTTGCCGCCGTTGATAAACCACATTTCAGAGGCATCGATCTTGCCTCGTTTTAGCCAAAACGAAATTGTCCAGCTATTCCCGTCTGGCGTGACCTGAGTCTGCTGCAGCTTAGAACTGGTCGTCTTATCAAACCGGACCGACTGGTCGATGGTGTAACCGCCAGCAGCAGCAGATACCTTAGTGTTGCCCTGAATGATCGACATTACGCAAACGCCGCGCTGGTGGTGACATAAGCATTGGTCCCGTCGTCGTAATACGAGAGCCAATAGGTTCCAGCAGTGCTGATCGTCGTGGCTAGATTGGCATCGCCCTTGGTCGTCGCCGCGAGGCTGATGGCATAGCCGCCGCTATTGTCCAGCAGAATGTTGCCAGATTGCCCGGCGGCAGCGGTGTGGTTCGTGAACGTCAGCGTGCCGGTGCCGGTGGGGGTGCATTTGAAGTTATTCGTGACGCTGAGATCGAAGCTGAGATCGTTGTCGGTGGTGATCGTGCCACGCTGGCTGACCGTGAACGTCTGAGCCGCGTCGGTGACAGCGGTGTCGGCATCGAACGCCTGCACGTCTGAGCCAATAGCCAAGCCCAAGTTCGTGCGCGCTGTTGCTGCCGACGCAAGGTCAGACAAGTTGTTTGACGCGGCCAGCAGGCCGTCAGTGGTGACCGCAGTCACCTGCCACGACGAGCCGTTATAGACCTTCATTTCGTTTGACGTTGTATTGAAATACAGGTCGCCTGCCGTCAGCGCGTCCCCGTCGTTATCGACCGTCGGGTCTGACGCCTTCGCTCCCAGGTAGGTGTCGTCAAAGTTATCAGCCGCAAGTTCCGCTGCTGCCTGCGCTGCTGCGGCGGCAGTCGCGCTAGTCGCCGCATTGGTCTCGCTGGTCGCCGCATTAGCAGCCGAGGTCGAGGCTTCCCCAGCTTTTGTGGTCGCGATGCCCGCTTGGGTCGTCGCGGTCGATGCCGAGCCGGATGCCGATGTGGCCGAGGCGCTGGCCGAAGCGCTACTGCTCGAGGCCGACGATGCTGATGATGCAGCAGAAGTTGCGCTGGCGGCGCTCGCAGTGGCGCTGGTGCCGCTATTGGTCTCGGCAGTTTCCGCCGCTGCTTGGGCGGTTTCGGCTGCTGCTTGGGCTGCTTCAGATGCTGCCTGGGCAGTTTCGGACGCCGTCTTAGCGGTCGTCGCCGAGGCGCTGGCGGTCGATGCGCTGGTGGCGCTGGTCGAGGCATTACTGGCGCTGGTCGATGCGCTGCTGGCGCTAGCCGCCGCCGCTGTCGCCGAGGCCGCCGCCGCTGTCGCCGAGCCCGCCGCTGCTGCGGCGTCAACCACCAGGTCAAACTTGGCCGCGTCGGCGTTTGTTGAAATCGGCGTGGAGCCGCTCGAGGTGTGCGCCGTGTTTACACGATAAACATTGCTGTTGGTCGGATCCTTCACCAGATCTCGGACGGTATAAGCGGTGCCGGAAGCCCAATCCCCGCGCCAGTTGCCAATATCCTCGCCGACGACTGGATCGCCGTTTGTGTCGAAAGCCAGCGTTTTGCCGGCGCGTGACGCCTTGGTCGGCAGCGTCATATCAATAGAGGTCGGATCCGTGACCGGCGCCTTAATCGCGCGCGCCGCATCTTCTGACACCTGCTGCACAAATATCGTCTGGCTGTCGAGCTCAGTATTAAGAGACGACGCAAGAAGGTCGCCGGCGGTCACGAAGTCTGTCGTGCGCTCGATGTCGCGCGCGCCAACAATGGTGACGTTATCGCTGCCGGTTGCGGCGCTGACTAGCGTGATCGAGCCTGTGCCGGCTGCACCAATCGAGACAGTGTAGTCGGTGGTCAGCGTTTGCAGACTGTCGTTGACGTACACCGCGAGGTCGGTCTCTGCGAGCACGGGGAAGTTGAAGTTGTAAGGCCCCACGCCGGCCGAGCCGGTGTAAACGACGCGGCGCGCGACCGCTGTTATGGAGTAGTCAGCCATCGAAACGGTCCCTTTGCGTTATGGAAAAATTACCCATTAGTTGCCAATCACGTTGCCCAAATCCGGGCCGCGCTCCGGTAGGAAGTCGCCCTGTTCCCACCATGATCTCTGATTGTAGTCGCGGTCCCAGCGCTGAGCGCGGCGTCGGAAGGTCTTGCGGGCGTCGGGATCGGTCATCAGCCTTATCTGGTCGATAAGCATCCGCTCCGTAGCGAGGCGCAAATACCAGATGCTCGAGCCCGGGGTGTATCGCGTGACGTAATCGGTCAGCTCGCGAGCAAAGTTGGTGTCCTCGCCCTGTGCAAGTTGCAGCATGTTGCCGAGAGTGAGGTTGATTGTGTCTGTGCCGAGGCCGGCGGTAGGGCCGGCGAGTGTGGCGCCGAAGCCACTACCGTAGCGGTTGATGTTTGAGAACAGGAAGTCGCCTACGATGCCCAGACCGCCGCCTTGCAGCAGTGCTGCGACCCAGAAATTAACGTCATTGATTGGCCGTGGGTCTCGGCCATAAGCGATTTGCTTGGCCTCGAGGATCGCCGCGCCCATGACCGTGGTGCTCACAACGAAGCCGGCAATCGCCGCATAGCGCTTTTTAGGATCTTGGATTGCCCACATGCGGCCGAGGTTTTGATGCCACAGCGTGACCGGGAACGATTTAAACTGTGCGACGCCGCGCACAACCTCGCCAACAAACGTGCCTTTTGCAGTGCCTCCACCAAGCGTTGCGCGAGCTCGCAAGGTCGCAACCGGCACCGCCTGATCCATCTGCCGCTCCATCATCGACATGGCCTTCATGGCCAGCTCCTCGCGATACATGCGCGGGAGATCGTCGCGGGAGGCGACATCGAGGATGCGCAGAAAGGTTGCGCCATCACGGTCGAGCAGCGGTGTGGCGCGGATCACGTCCCAATCCGCCGCGCTAATTCCTTCCGCCTCCATGACCTGCTGAAGCCCGGGGTGCAGCTCGTCGAAGCGCTTGGCCACCTCGTCAGCAAGATAGCCTTGGAACTCGAGGCCGAAGGCTTGGCGGCCAGCTCGTGTAAACCCTGTTAGACCAGACGCGCGGTGTACGGTTTCGGCAATGCGGCGCGTGACACCTGGCTGCATGTGGTCGCCAAAGTAACGGGCGTTCATTGTGCCGACTTCGATATAGGAGTCAGCGACAAGGCCCATGCGCGCGGCAAACTTCGCGGCGTCCGCGTCCTGCCGCATTTCGCTGAATACTCGAGACATCAGCGGCGTGACCGGCATGCCAATAAAGTTCGCCGCGATGCGCTGGGTATTGAAGTCGGACAGAGCCGTGATCGGTGCGCCACCAAGCAGCGCGCCAGAGACGACGTTGCGCGCGCCGCCCATAATCAATGCAGCTCGAGTGTTCGCGGTCGTGTCGCCCTTGTCCCAGAGCTTCCACATCGTGTCGAACTTAACGAGGTCGCCCTGTAGTTTATCCAGCGCCTCATTGCCCGGGCGCTCTGACGCCTTCTTTTGCGCGTAGGCTCGCAGCGCAGAGATCGTGGCGTCCGGGTTTGGGCCGAGAACCTCGAGCTTGGTTATATCGCGCGCCATGTTGCGCAGGTGATCGACCATCGTCTCAAATACGTCAGGGTCGCCAAACCGCTCCTGATACTCGCTCCAGCTTTTTGCGTCTTTGAACTTGAGGAAGCGGCTATCGGTGCGCCGGTTGTGAAGCGCTCGACCTCGAGGTGTTGTGCCTGGGATCAGATCGTTCAGGCCGTCCGACGCGATTGAATCGTAAACCTCGGAAAGCGCCGCACGGATTGTGTCCTCGTTGAAGGGCAGCCCGGTGCGGCCATCCACCATGTTCTCGATGTCGAGGCGGTCGCGGGTAAATTTAATCCATTCGTCCTTGGATACGTCGCGGATCAGCCGGCGGTCGTGGTGCTGCGGCAGCCCATAGTCGGCGCGCTTTGCAATCCGCATCCCAGCATTGTTTGCGCGCTGCCGCGCCAGCTCATGCGTTTGCTTCCACGCCTCTGCGAGTTCGCGTGCTGCCGGGTTTTTGCTGTCCTCGCCGAACGCTTCTTTTACTAGGTCGAGCTGCGTCGCGCGATTTCGCTCGCCGCCGGTGACGGTGCGTCGGAACTCGTACAGCACGCTGTCCATGTGCGCGAACAGCTCTTTCTCGACGCCTCGCTGATAGTAGGCAAGGGACACGCCCCGGCTAGAGTTGTCAGCCTCGATCAATGCTTGCAGCGCTCTGCCGGGGCGGAACGTGCCGCGCAGCTCGGGGTAGGCGAGCATGTCCTGTGCTCGAGCTTGAAACTTAACAGCCTGCAAGATCTTGACGCGCTTCGAGTGCGCTGCGTCTGCCTTCATACGGTCGAAAGTCTGGCGCCCGGCTGCTGCGTCAGCTTCCTCTGGCCCCATCGTTTTGACGTTCTCGTCGTAGATGGCGTCGAAAAGGTCGCGCGAATATCGCGCCTGCTCCGGCGTTACGTCGCCAGCGGCTTCGGCTTCAGCAATACAATCGCGTAGGCTCATGCGACGCATCCTTCAAAGCGATCTAACATTCTTTGATCTTGCTCGATCTCGTCGAGGAGCTGGCGCTTGCTGACGTTATCAACGACAGGCGTGCCGTCAGCCGCTTCGCGCGTTAGTGGCACGAAGTCGAGGAGATCAGATTGAGCTTGTGCGTCGGTGTCGAATAGGCCGACGTTCATAGGTGCGTCGCCGCCACGCAGCGGACGATCTACCTCGAGCTGCGCGCGTTGTGCGTCGGTAACGGGCTCGACGCCAGGAACCAGCGTTTGCTCGCCCTCACGCACCGTTTCGGTATTGTAATTTTGCGGCGCAGCATCTACACTTTCGTCGGAGGTTTGGCCAATGCGGTTTTTTTCGCTCGAGGGTAAGTACCCCACCGTGCTGCGCGACGACGGCGCGGCGTTCATACTTGATGACGACGGCACCTGGGGCGAGATCTCGGCCAAGGAGCTGCTGTCAGATACGCGCACCGACGAGCTGACCGCCGCAGAGTTTGACACAGAGCTGGCCGTGTTTGGCGGTGATCTCAGCACGTTGCCGACGACCTGACCGAACGACGCGTCCATCTGCGGCAAAACACCCTCGTATAATTCAATCATCGCCTGATTAGCTGCGGCCTCAAGCGCGGGCCTGTCGTCTCGCAACGCCTCAAGTCGTGCTCTTAGCGCCTCGTCAGGGATGCCGGCGAAGGCTTCGTCGAGATCCTCGTCGCCGCGCACAATCTCATAAAGTTTGTGCCCGCCCCGACCATGCTTCGCATCGAAGAGGCCGCGCTCGATAATGATAACCTCGCCGATCACGCCGTCATCGTTGATGACCATCAGCTTCTTGTCGAAATAACCAGAATACGCCTCTTCGCCGACCGGAGCGCCTTTATATCCCTCATCGACGATGTGGTACGTTTTACCCAGCTCTTTAACGAAAGCGTCTGCCTCGTCTGGTCGCGTAACCGTAACCGTCGCGCGGCTAACGTCGGCAATGCGGTTAAGGTTGCCGTTATACTTGTCCTGGACCTTATCCTCGATCCGCTTGCGCTCTTTTATCGGGCCTGGGTGATATTCAACGTCATGTTCGCCAGCGGCTCGCTTTACAGCCGCGTTAAGCTCAACATTAAAAATGTTGTTCCGCTCCACGATGTCGTCGATAGACGCATACGCTTGGCGCGATTGTAGTGTAGCGGCCAGACGCCTTAAATCTAACGGCTCCAGATCTTGCGCCAGGACAACGCGCTTCTTTTTCGCGTCAGGTCCGAGCTCGAGAATTCTCTCAGCGTTCTTTTGCGCCACTTCCTGGGCAAACTGTTCGTCGGTGACGACGCGGACCGGCAGCGTCTCCATGCCAGCTTCCGTGGCAATCGCATATGTCGAGTTGCCATCGAGTAGCGTATAGCTGCCGTCGCCGTTGTCCTTGACGGTGAGCGGGCCGCGCTTGGGCGTCTCGCCTCGAGCAGCCTGCGCCATAAACTTGCGCGCGTTGGCAATGCCCTCTGGGCGAGCGCGGATCGGCACGATGTCCTCGCGCGCGATCTCGATGCTGTCAGGTGTGGGCTCAAGATAGTCGCGGTAATCCGGCCCGATTGCGTCAGGATCACGCGGCGGCTCAGCGCCAACATAGTCACGCTCGAGCTGGTCAGCCTGCTGCTTTACGGCTGGGCCATCGGGCTCGTCGAACGCTGCTAGTTCTTCCCGGCTAGGGCTCGCCGCGAGGCGATTGCCTTCCTCCGCAACATCGACAGTGCGTCCTGCATCGCCAGCATCTGCCCCATTGAAATCGCCTCGCTCAACTGCCGCTCGGACAGCATCGACGAAGGCTCGACTAGATCGGCTGATGTTTCCACTTTCTTTGAAGCTCCGGGCTGCCGCTGTGAGGGCGTCGCTAAGCTCGCCGCGTCTGTTGGCGACCGCCTGGACGATTTGGATCGCTTGGCCATCTGTTTCGCTCCTGCTTTGATTTTGCGCCGCCGCCAGCACGTTTCCTTCGCCTTCAATCCGTGCGCGGTTTTCGACGAGGGAATTGAACACGGCGCGGTCGCGGCGTAACTGCTTCAGCGCGGCGTCGAGAACACGAGCGCGCTCTTTGAATAGGCTGGTGGTAATTAGCTCCTCGCCGAACAAACCCACTTGTACGGCCGTGTCGAACTCCGCCTCGAGGGCCTGTCGCACAATCGCTTCAGCCTGCACCGTGTTGGTCGGCTCGGCTTCCGCCAAGAGCTGCATGATGGGGAGCTGGCGATCTTGGTCAGCCACAAGGCGCCCAACGATAGCGGCGTAATTTGCTGGCACGACTTCGTTGACAACTGCGCCGAACGCTTCGTCCGATAGCCCAACAAGGTCACGCGCTTGGCGCACAAGGTTTGATCGAGGGGGCAGCTCGCCGATGCGACCAGGCTCAACGCGGAGCACCTTCGCTGCGTCAATAGCAGTGCCGCTGCCTTCGGCAATGTTCTTCATCGCCGCACTCACACGAGCTTGCTCTGGTGTGATGCCGTCTGATTCACGCAGCAGATTGCCGTAAATCACGGGCTTTTGGCTGGGATCCTGCGCCATGATGCGCTTGGCCAAACCAAGGCGCTGATGTCCATCAGCTATAAAGCGGCGGCCGTTGGCAAACTCATAAACAACGATCAGGCCCGCCTTTACGGGATCCCATTGCGTAATACCCTGCAAGCGCTCTGTAACGCCGAACTCATCGCCGCCCATTTTAAACTGGAAGGTCTGCGCATCGACTTCGATGTCGTTTGGCTCAAACCGAAATATCGTCGCGTCGAGGTTGTCGGCGTGATGAATATCTTGCTGCCGGGGAGGGGCGGACGGCGCATCGACCAATGGACGCACATTGTCACTGTCACTAATGACCGCCTCGGCCTCGAGGGTGCGCTGCATGTGCTCGAGCTCTGCATCCTCGAGGGGATTGTCGTCAAACAAATCCTCCTGCGCCTGTATCTCCTCCTGCGCGCCACGGGCCACGGCCGGCAGCTCGACACCTGCTTCCTCTAATGCGCGGAGGCCGGCGGCGACCTCTCTATCGCTTAGGCTTTGCAGGCGCCGGTCCAGCTCGACAAGCGATGTCTCGTCGATGCTTTGGTTGAGCTCGCGAGCGTAGAGACCCAGCGGTGTCTCTAGCCGCCGCGCAGCGATCTCGAGCGGTGTAGCAATCGCGCCGCCAAACGCGGTGCCGCCAAGGAAGCCGGTTCCGACCGCCGCTGCAAATGTACCGGCGTCGTACTCGAGGCCAATCGAATCTCGCCACGCCGCCACGCTTGGTGACCCCTGCACCTCGATGCCGGCGTTAAGTAAGCCCTCGAACAGCGCGATCCTGCCGATGTTTTTAACCGCCAGGTCGCCGGCCTTGCGAACGACGCCGCCCATCACGTTCATGGCGCCATAAGCAGGATCTTGCACCATGAGCCGCGCGTCGGCGCCCAAGGATCCGATAAACCCAAACACCTCGCCAAGAGCTGTGCGGCCTTGCTTCTCTGCGCGCTGCTCTGCGTCTAGGGCGAGCTGCTGCGTGGCGCTAATGTGCTGGTCGGCGCTAAGAACGCCCAGCTCACTCTCGAGCTCTGGGTACTGCCCGATAAGCGCGTTTATCTTTTCGACGCTGGTCGAGTAGCTATCCGACAGCAGGCCAAAGCGGTTGGCGAAGCGGTCAAGCGCGTCATACTCGACATTAAGCTCGATGTCGGGGCGCTCTGGCCGCTGGCCCGTAACCTCCTCGATGCGGTCGAGGATGGGCAGCCAATAGTTTCGATTGGCAGTGTTATTGGACTCGTACTGGAACGCCAGGCGATCCCGCGTGTAGTCAGCCTCGAGCGCCTCCAGCAGTGACGCCGTAGGTGCGTAATCCTCGTCAAAAGTACGACCAAGAAGGTCGGGCTCTGAGTCGAATATCGTCATTGCGGCAATCGCATTGGGCCAACCTCTGTGAGAACCTCCTTGGTGCTCTCAAGAGACCGGCGAAGTGCGGTGTGCAGGTTGGTAAAGGTAACGATCCTCGGGTTACCACGCGGCGCTTGGCCTCGAGCGTTTAAGATCTCGACGCTGTTCGCAACGCCAGTAGATCTGAGCTGGAAATTTGTAATGTCATCGTCAGACATTTCATCAGGCGTGATCTCAAAGCCGACCAGCGCCGACATGGCCTCGCGCGTCATATATCGACGATTGTCCTCTACAAATTCGGCGTCGCTGACTGGCGTCCGTGGATCGAGGATGATTTGGCTGTTGCCGAAATCATAAACGCCGCCGCTCACCTGCCTGTTTCCTTGGAACGTCGCGCCCATCGCTTCCTGCAAAGTGCGCTCCCACAGGGATCCACGAGAATCCTCGGTCACGCCCGTACCCAGGCGATGCTTGTAGGCGTGCTCGGCGGCTTTCAGGGCTTGCGCGCGTTTGGAGCCAGACAAGATTTGGCCGGCAATCCCAGCGCTGATTTTATCGCGCGTGTCTTTGTCGGCTTGCGGTGTAATTGTGGGGCCATCGTAGTTGCGGCCCTCGAGAGCATCAGCCAGGAAATTTTGGTTGCCGGTTCGCGAGAAATTGGCTGCCGCAAAAGCCCAGTCTGATCCATTGCCGCTGTCGATCTGGTTAATCACGTTCGCGGTTTGGTCGCCAAATGCGTTTGCAAGCCCCATCACAAACATTGTCTTTTCTGAGTTGGGGACGTTTGCGTTCGCCATAAATTGCGTATAAGCGCGGGCCTCGGATTGGCTGAAATAGATTGGCTTGGCGTTATTGGAGGCGGCAAAGTCGTCGATACTTCTCTTGCGTTCCATCAACGGGGAGGAGGGATCGACGAGCATTGCATCGCCAGCAGCCGATTGCGCCACATCGTTTGGACCAACCTCGCCGACGCTCTGACCGTTCTCACGCAGATACGAGACTTGATCTGTCACCAATGCGGTTCGCATAGCGGTTAATCTCGACTCAAACCCGGCGACGAGATCATTGTTGAGCTGTGCGTTATCGGCGCTTGTCTCTTTTTGTCTCAGGGCGCGCGCGTCATATACGAGCTGCTCTAAGCCAAATACGTTTTGGCCATTGGCAATCCCGAGCCTTTGGTGCAGTTGCTCGAGGCGGGCCGCATTGGCAATGGCTGTTTCATCGCCGGTGGCTCGAGCTTGCGCGAGGTTGTCCTGCACCGCAGCTTCACTCACATCAGATCCGCCGGTGATCGCAGCCGTGAGCTCAGTTGTCTGTTTGTTGACTGCGGCCTTCCGTGATGCGGCGGCCGAGCCGTCGCCCTTAATGATAGCGCGCATCTCAGCGGCCAACGTCTTGTGCGTGTCGCCGTCCAGGCCGCGCGCAGGTCCAGTGCGGTCGTCTGCGTCCTCCATGAAATCACGGAGGAACTGCGCCTTATCGGTGGCTCGCGCAAAGTCACCGCGCACCCGCTCTTTCGAGGCGCGATCACGCAGGTTTATGACATTGCGCTCGACAGTCGAAGGATCGACACCAAGGTTCTGAGCGGTCGCGCGATAGGCCGCGATTGTGGGCTCTGGATCTATGCCGTTGCGGGCGCCGATCTCGATCTGCTCGCCGTAGCTGTTATGCGCCGCGATGCCGCCGGCCTGTAAGCGCTTGAGCTGCTCTTTTAGGTGCGTTTCCGAGTATTGCAGGAACGCGGAATTGCCGGCGCTCTCGAGCGTCAGATTTAGCTTTGCCGCTTCAACAGGATCGAGCTCGCCGATTGCGCTGGAGTAGCCTTGGCTAATTGCCGCGAGGCGATCTTGCAGAGCTGTCGGATCGCCTTTCTCCTGCTCCCATTGGAACAGGGCGTCGGCAATGTCTTTGCGCGCTTTAACCTCAATGTTGGCAGAGCTGATCTTAACAGCCGCCTCATAAGCCGCTTTGTCGTAGGCGGTTTGCGGCGCGCCATCCTGATACTGCTGCAACACGCCGCGCGGGTTCTGTGCAGCGTCGCGCTGGCCGCGCGCAATGGACTGCTGCTCGATCTTGTCGGTGGCAAAGGCGACCACGCGGTCTGCCGCCTGCGACACGAGTGTTGCGCTTTTGCCCTGCTCGCGGAGCGCCGCAAAGTCCGCGCTTGGCGGAACCGCTATGCCGGCGGATAGGCGGCCGGAGCGCTGATATGTTGGATAACGCGGCGCCATTAGAACGGATTCCCGTGGGGCAGCGGCGTCATGGGCGAACTGCCGTAGTATGTGCCGCCGCCACTAAACGCGCCTGCGTTGTAACCACCCATCGCGGCTTGACCGACAGAGGATATGGCGCTGCCAATAGCGGCGCTCATCGCCTGCTTGCCTGCGGCTTGATATATACCCGCCTGGAATCGCGCTGCGCCTCGAGCGATCTCTGCGTTCGCCTCTGCAATCGCGACATTATCGAGCGCCAAGAAATAATCCTCGACGCCTTCGCCAAGGTTCGCCGTCATCAAATTGCCGGTAGAACCAGCAAACGGATTTAGTGTGCCGGCTGCGCCCCGAGCGTTGATTGTGGCCATATTGCGACGCGTGTCCTCGAGCGCCTTAATGCCTTCCTGCCTGTAAGCGAGCGCTTCCTGCCGCGCCCGCAACGCTTGGCTGCGACCCTGTATCTCGGCCTGCTGAGCCTGCGCCTGATACATAGCCTTTTGGGCTTGGCCTGCGCGGATCTGGCCCATCGCTGAAACCAGCGACCCGGCCACCATAACTGCGGTCATTGTCATGTTATTGCCCCACGCTGAGCTGGTAATCGAGGGCGAGCAGGTGCATGTCGAGCGGCTGATCCTGGGTCACGACGATTTCACCTTCGTCCACAAAGCCCAGAAGGGGGCCAATGGATTTGACGCCTGTGAATTTGGTGACAGCGCCGTCGAGCACACCTTCGCCAAACTGACGAAATGCTACCTGCTGCCCATTCACGGTCATGGCCTGCGTCTCATAGACCTCGGCGTTGACCTTAATGATGCGCTTCTTGAAGCCTTTGATAGAGCCCGACGCGAGACGCGGCTCGACCGGCATTGTTTTGATTTCGACGCTAAAGGGTAGGCCGATCTCATATTCTGTCGTGGACGCACGCTCGAATGTGACGCTTCCAGAGCTAACGGTTTTATTTGACTGCACCGTCCCATCGACAATGACGTTTAGGCTTTCGCCCTCGAGGTGCGCGGCTGCGCCTGTCGCGCTGGCCGACGCAGAATAGACGGCGCTGTCAGTGTGCAGGCTGCTGTCAAAGACCTCGACGTAGTAAGCGTCGGACGAATTGATGGTGCGCTTTACGATTGTGTAGATCGTGTCCACGTCAATGCCGACCGCCTTAAACTCTCCGTCTGTCACGATGGTTGACGGCGCAACAACCTGCTGCGCGCGTAGGAGAGAGTAGGCTGTGATCTGGCCGTCATCGCCGTTCACCAGAAACAGACGGTCGGCCTCCTCAGTCGAGGTTGCGCGGCGGATTGCCATATCGACCGGCGTTTTAAGCAGGTGGCCTGATAGCAGCGATATATTGCCGGTCGTGTACGAAAGCTCTACATCGGTAAAGAGCATTTCGTTGAGCTGCTTGCCGCTCCGCTGAATGAACAAGGTGCCGGAATCGAGGCCGACGACCGGGACACCCGGCTTTGCGCCGTTTCGCGTCGCGGCTTTTACGACGATATTGTCTGGCGTGATCGGATCGTTGGTGGTTTGCGGCACATAGAACTCGCCGCCGGTGGTGAAGATCTGGAGATCTCGGCCGCTGAAAATATCAACGATGGAGTTTAGGGATTCAGTGGTAATCGACGCGATAATCGCCCGGTCGTCGAAACCTTCCCCCAGGTCAAAATCGAAAAAGCTGTTTACGACGCTGCCCCAGAAAGTTGTGGGCAAGCTCTTGGCGCCGCCGAAATAGAGGCGGCCCTCATGGAAGGTTAGGGATTTAGGCCAGCCGCGTGATGCGCTCCACGCGTCCTCGTAACCCTCCTCGAGCTCCCAATTTCCAGACGTGACACCAGTGGTATCGAACAGCGCGACCTCGGCGAAGCAGGCCACTTTTGTCGAGCTGATCCGGTTAATGATCCGAAGCCGGCCAAAATTATTGAGAATGTTGATGTATTGGCCAACGTGCGACGACGTGAAAACACCAGAACTGCAAGTGATTGTGACGTTGCCGGATGCTTGATCGGGCGTGATCGTGCCACTCGGATTGCTGGTCGTGATCGAGTAGGCGTGGCGTGGCGCGTTTGTGAAGCTAATCGTCGAAGCCGTCCAATCAGAGTCCGTCGCGCCGCGCACAATCTTCAGCGGCTCCAGATCTTCATGCACAAAAATGATTGTGTCGGCTGCCTGCGCGTGGCGCAGCTCGGACAGCATGGCGCTAGTGATCCCCGTTACGTCGAGATAATCCTTTTGAAGATTGTTGATATTTGTAACGAGCGCGCCGTTCTTAAAAATATAGATCCGCTGATTGACCAGCGCGAACATATAGCTGTCGTCCACGCTAAACTCGAAAGGGATCAGCCGAACACCATCCTGCGGATTTGCGGCTGCTGGCAGCTCAGAAATATATTTGAGGCCGGCACGGCGTTTGGCGCCACCCTGCGGCAGGATAAAGACGTTCTGCGCGGTCTGTAACGCTTGATAATACTGCTTCAGATCAATGCGCGAGCGCAGAAGCGGGTCGATCTCGCCGGAAGCGAAATCCGTCTGGATGCGAACGACGCGAGACATTAGCTCGCTCGCGTGACAGTGAGCGGAAAGTCTTGGAAGCCAGCGACAGGTTTAGAGCCGCCGTCAATCTGCATCGCCTGCCGCATCATGCCGCCGCGCATGTTTTCGGATGGCGCACCCACGGCGAGCGTCTGGAAATACTGAGCTTTCGTTACTTGGTCAGTGACAGCCTCGGCAATATGCCACGCAGTCCAATATTTCAAAAGCTGCACAAAGTAGGCCGGCATCACGTCCTCGGACGGACGGAACTGATAATCAATGTAAACGGTGTCGAAGTCGGTCTGCACTTCGCTGCCGTACACCTCCCAACCGTGCGTCGTGCTGCGCGCGCCTGCGCTGCCGCTCGTAAACAATGCGCGCGGGCCACTGCCTAAAATGTCGGAGGGCAAGGGGTAGGCGTAAGACCACTCGTTTGGCGGCGCATCAACACTGCGCGCGAGCTGCTGCTTTTTGATTGAAAACGACCAAGGATAAGAAAGGATGATCGTATCGCGAAGATCGTCGTAAAGGCGGTCGGTGATTTGCGCCGCGTCAGTGCCTTCGCTGAAAGAGGAGAGGGGCGAAGATCCAAGCATGATGAGGGCGTCGGAGCAGATGGATAGCTTCGTGTCGCCCGTGGCCATGCGTCGTCCTCAAAGGTTAAGGGCGGGGAGCCGAAGCCCCCCGCCGCAAAACTTAGTCGCCGTCGGTTACGCTAACGACGGTGCCGTCGGATACATCGACGACGCCGGCAGCGTTCGACACGACAACGTGCAGGGTTGCCGTCGCCGTTCCGCCCGTGGAGGCCCACGAGTAGATCAGGTCGCCAACAGTCACGTCATCGCTAACCGCGTTGAAGTAGCCAGAGCCGTCGATGACGGTCTTGGCGTCGGTGCTGGTGTACACCCAGATCTGCGGAGCAGAACCCTTACGGGACTGTCCGCCAATCGGACCCCAGCCATCGCGAGAAAATGCCATGATTAAGCCTCCCGGCAGGTGATTTTGACGATGCCGCCAGCCGTGCCATCGTCGATAGCAACAGCGCCGGCGCCGAACATCGAAGCCACGAGATACGACACCTTCTCGGGGATGTAGTTGACTTCGGACTTCTGTCCCATCGACATGCCAAGTCCCAGAGCACTCTTGTGGAACGCGTAGCAGGAACGGTCGCTCGAGCCGTCGATGGTCAGACCACCTTCGTCACGGTCGCCAATCACCACGATACGCATACCGAGGAACTGGTTGATCGAACCGTCCACCAGAGCCTTAACGTTCGAGAAGTCGGAGCTCTGGACTTCGGTGTTGCCGATAAGTGCGGACAAATTGTTCGCGTGGATCAAGCAAACGCGATCATTCGCCGGCACGTTGTTGGCATCAAGGACGCGCTTGGCCTCGCGGAGCTTGCCCACATTGAGGTCGCTGGCGGAACCAGTGGTGCCGTCGTTGGCAATGGTGTTGGCGACGGAAACCGGGGTCGCTGCATCGAGGGCGTCGATGACGACCTGATCCATGCGGCGGCCAATCGCGTTGCCGACAGCCTGGACAAGTTCCTGTCGATCATTGAAGCCAACGTGCGACTGATCGAAGATGTCGCTGTATTCAGCGGCGATGTAATCGGTCATCGTCGCGGTTGCCAGCGAGTAGGTCAGGTTCATCGGCGAGACATCGGCCTGCGGCGTGCGAACGGACGCAACACCCTTGCCGAGCTTGTTGAACTTTACGGTGTCGCCTTCGACACTTTTTTCGCGAACGAGGCCGGCCAGAGCGCGAGACGCCTGATATGCCTGCTTGACCTCGTTATCGAAGATCGTGACGAAAGCCGGGCTAATGGTAGCCATAGAGCTTTCTCCTAAAGAAAGGTTGATTTTCGATTTTGCGGTTATCCAAGCGGGCCGCGTGTACGCGTGGCCGGCCGCTGAACGCGGTTATCGGACCTCCTGCATTTACTCATGTTTGCCGCAAGTAGGCGCCCAAATCTGGGCTAGAGTTTCTCGCCGTGCATCTCGTAAACCTTACGCTCAACTTGGCGCGTAAAGGCTGGATCGACGCCGTATTTCGGGTCGGCCATCATTACTTGGATGTCGTCCATAGTGATCGCGTCGGGCTCGACTACATCGGAGCGCGGGATGTCGGGCTCGTTGTAGCTGCGCCGGATCTTGTTCAGCGCGGAGATAAACGTGGCGTTGGTCGATGCGTTGGCAATCGACTCCATCTCAGCAGCAGATAGGACGCCGGCCGTGTTCATCTTCGTAAGCCAGTTGTCCATCGACGCAATTACCTTGTCGGCATTGCGCCCGAGCTTGGCCATCTCCTGATCGCGTCGATAAGTGATCTCCTCATCGAGCGCGCCCATCTGCTGCATGTAGAAGTTGGTCAGACGCTCGAACGTACCTTGCGACATACCTTCGTCGCGAGCGATCTCAAGGAACTCGCCCAGCGTCGGATCCTCTGCATCCACGCCTTCAACCGCGTCCAGACTATATTTGCCGTCCTTTGGAGCCTTGTGCTTACCGCTGTCCATTTTCGAGCGGAGGTCGCTGTAAGCCTTCGCCATCGCGTCTGTATCGACGCTGCCATTTTTCCAAAACTGTTCTGGAATGTTCGCAGGGCGTTCCGCAGGTTGCTCGCTTTGTTCTTCAACCAAGCTGTCGCTTTCTTGAACAAGGTGCGGAACTTCATCGGCAGGAGCTGCTTCATTTGTTTCGACAGGTTTCGCTGAGAGGAGGCTCTGATTGTCGTCGGCACCGGCGCTTTCGGCGTTATCGGTTTCGACGGTCGAGGTGTCAGTCATGCTGTTCCCTTACTCGTGAGATGCGACGCTCGATTTCACGCACGAGGCTGTTCTGCCCCTCGCGCGCGTATCCGTGGCTGGCGTCCTCGCCCGGATACCAGGTTGGTTGTTCGATGGTTGCACCGCGCAGGTGCGCCAATAACTTCTTGCCGTCGCGCGTCGAAAATACGCGGGCATATAGCCGGTCCAGATCGTCGGGTTCGTTTTCGACGGCGAGCTGCGCCGGCGGCGCAAGCAGGTCATTCCAGTCCATTTACTACTGTGGAGGCGCGGCTGCGGCCTCCTCCTCTTGCTGCATAGCTGCGGCCATGTCCGCCATGAGCGCCTCGCGCTCCTCTGGCGTCGAAAGTAGCGACGGCGGTACGCCGAGACGGTCGGCGACGAACTCGATGGCGCGATCCTGATTGACGGCCATCATGCCGGCCGGCCCGAGCTGCGAGGTGTACTGCATAAATTGCAGGACGCTCTCGAGCTCCTCGAGGTTCTGCGCTTTTGCCAGCGGCGAGATCGGCACGACCTTTACTTCTTGGCCGTCAACCCGCAGCGGCATGTCGATCAGGTTTTGCATATCCATGACCTTCAAGACGCGCGCGACCAGCGGCAGCATCGCTTCCGTGATGAGCCGGCCAAACGCGGAGCCCATGTTGCTGGCGAGCTCCTGCATCCGCGCGTTTACTTCCGTCGCGGAGCGCGCGGACATCGTGTCCGGCGGCAGCGTGTCGTCGAGCAAGATCTTTTTGATCGCGACAGACAGGTCGTTGATTACAATTTGCGCGAGGTTGAAATCGCCTGATCGGGGCAGGGGCGCTAGGCTTGGGCCTTGTGGCCCGCCGTTTCTCGCCACGGGAATGATTGCACCAGGCGCAATGGTGACGGTCTGCGGGTTTAGAACCCCATCATCAGCCGCCGTAAACATGCCAGCGATAGCAAGCGACGCGTTCTGTAACAGCATCCGCTTGGTCGCGTTTAGCGTTTTAATATCTGGCAGCGCCGTAACCAGAGGCCCCCGCCCGTAGATCTCGCCGGCCACTTTCATGTAACGGGCGATCACCCACGGCGAGCTCGACATCTCGCGATAGACCAGCTCGGCGCGCTCGGTCGGCTCGATGACGTGATAGCACCAGTAATCCTCGCTCGGGATATAGACCGTCGCCTCGAGCAGCTCGATCTCGTCGGTCGGCTTGTCGCGCACCGCGTCGCTGATCTTTTGCGACAGCTCGGCGTCTGGCCACTGCTGCTGGATCGCCTCCGCCTTCAGCCGCATCTTGCGGTACACGTTGTCGATCTTGCCGTGCGGGCCTTCCTCAAGCGCCACAAGAAACTGTGGGACAGCCTCGAAGCGCACCGGCGTCAGGTCGTCGCCCGGCTGCACGAGCATGACGGCCGTGCCAACGGCGAGATCCATCAAGAACTCGCTCATAGCCAGGTCGAAATTGGTCTGGCGCAGGACGGCGAAAAGCCGCTCATTGTAAAGATCTAGCGCCACCTGCACGTCGCGGCGCTGCTCGGCGGGGATATTGTCGCCGGCAACAAGGCGGCACCAGTTGCGATACGGCGGGAACAGCGTGGACTGGAGGCGGTTGGCGAAGCGCTGCGTTGAATTGATCGCAGTCGAATCAAACACGCGATCCATCTTGCCCTGACCCGGGCTGCGGCCTTCGTAATATCCGCCGTACAAGTTGCGCTGTGGCAGCGCGAACTCGTAGCACTCCTCGAGGATCGAGCGCCATTGGTCTTTGCGCGACTGAGCTCGGTCAGCGCGCTTCAGCACGTCCTCGGGTTTGAGGCGCATTTAGCTTCCCAGTTTGTCGTCGAGGCCCGTCTGCGGGTTATCACGCTGCTCGGAAAGCAGGAGATACAGGCCGCCACGCCGGCGAGCCGCTGAGCCAGCCTGCAAGCGACGCGCTTCGGATGCCTGACGCTGCTCTGCGCGCTGCTCTTGCTTGGCAAGGCGATCTTCCTGCTTCTGCTGAGAGATCGCGATTGACGGATCAGGAGGAGGTGGTTTCGGAGCCGAGAATACGCCGCCCATAGATTCTGCTCATCATGTAGCTGTCGGTTTTGCCAAAGGCGCGCATCACGCCCTCACGCTCAAAGCCTAGCCATTCGGCGTACCGCAGGGCGCCCAGATTTGAGCACTCGACGGTGAGCTGACACCGCCGCACCGCCGTTGCGGTATCGAGCGCGTTAAAAAAGTACCGCGACACAACCGCTGTCGGCTTTCCGCGTTCCGCAATGTCGCAATCGCGCATCATCCACGCCTCGACAACAAGCGGGATGACTGGCGTCACGCCAAATATGGCCATAACGCGGCCGTGCTCGAGGATCGTGAAGCCGGCGCCGGCGGCCGCTTGCGCCTCGAGGCGGTCGAGGTAGTCGGGGATCCGCGCGATAAGCGACTGCTGAAAGCTATCGTGGCGCATCACGACGGCATGATGGCGCTCGAACGGCAGCACGCGGGCCGTGGCGGGGAGGCGACGCAGGATTGCGGCCTCGAGGATGCTTGCGTTAATCAAACGAACCGTTTAGGGTTTGCAAGGTTCATTTTGACTCCTCCCTAACACCTCGGGCCGTGGCTTTTGCGCGCGGCCCGTTTTTTTAGAACACGTTGAAATCCATCGAAGCGCGCACCGGCGCGTTATGGCGCGAGTTAAAAGCGCCGCGTGTCAGGCGTCGATGCTCGCCGCCGCCCAACAGCAGATAGCCATAGGCGTCGCCGACGTGGCTGTTCTGGTCCTTGTTCGGGGCATCTCGGAAACGGTCCATGCCGCCGGAGATCCCGACGCGCTTGAAATGATAGCCGCCAGCCAGCGCTTTGCGGAGGCGGCGACAGCTCGCATCGACCTGGAGCCCGGGCTTGCCACCCACCAGCCGCGTCATGGGGGCTGCACCCGCCTCCCGCCGCACACCAAAATCGTTCGAGGCGGTCGGCTTCGCGTTCAAGCCAAGGGTGCGCAGGTGATCGAAGCTCGTCACCTCGAAGATCTCGTCGCGCTTTGAGCCGGCGGGGTCGCCCCAGATCATCGGCTCACAACCTTTGAACCGCGTGTTGAGCTCGTAAAGCAGCATCTGCCCGAAACGCTCGAGGCCCATGTCGTCTGTCACCAGCTCATGCTGGATACGCCACTGGCCATCGGAGCTGCGCTGACCAAAGACGGCGGCCGGCGTCAAGCCAAAGTCGAGGCCGACATGGATTGTGGCGCCTTCCTCGAGCGGCACACCTTCCATCGCCATTGTGACATCGTCGTACTCGGGCCAGACCGGGCGGCCATCCTTCACGAAAACATACTGCCCGTTGACATAGCACTGGATCCAATCGAGATCCTTGCCACCGAGCTGCTGCTCGTAATAGCCGGCGGGCAGGTTGTTTATGTTCTCGGCCTTTGGATTGACGGCCCAATGGCGACCCGCTGCGGGTATCGCTTCCGGCGCATCGGCGACGACCTCGACCATGCCGGCGGGCTGCTTGAAGAACGTCCATTTGTACTTTCCGCGCACGGGTTCCTTCTCGGCCAATCTAAACCACCAATGGTCATCATCCATCGGGTTCGTATCGGCCCATATACCGCGCCACGGCGCGCCTCCGTTGCTCTTGGTGGGGTAACGCCCCACACGATGCGTAAGGCCCTGTACGACGGCGAGAGGCAGCTCACGGGCCTCGTTGACCCAGCCGCCGGTCAGCTCGAGCGAGAGCAGCTTGCGCACATCCTTCGGCTGATCGAGCGCCAAAAAAATAACCTCGCAATCGACGCCCGGCACCTCGTCGCGCGGCGGCAGCTTGATATGGTGCGTGATCGGAGGCGACCAACGCAGCGGCCCCCATTGGCTCTCGGGAAACAGCTCGGTCCATGTCTTGAGCGTCGTCGTTCGCAGCTCGGGGTACGAGTTCCGCACGACGACGAAACGGCTGTAACGGATATTGTCCTTCGGCGAGGCGGGCTGCTTCGCGGCGCGCAGCATCACCTCGGCGGCGCAAGCATACGACTTGCCG